TTGAACCATTTAATCTCCACTGGTAGGTTAATCCACCACTTAATGATGCATCAGAAACCAGGGCAGTGATATTAAATGTTGTAAAATTTTCTGATGATGCATCAGTAACTGCAACTGGTTGTGAAATAATAGAAAGAGATGAAGTTACAGTTAGGGTTACTATAGATGAAGATATTGGTTCATTTATTGCATTTCCAGTAGAACGACCAGTTCCTGCAGTAATTGGAGGTGTTCCATATGCAGAAGGAATATAGTCTGCAGTGAGATAAAATTGCCTCTTATTATCAGTTGGACTTGTGACTGGATTAAATGTTAAAGTTGTCGTTGCAGTTCCTGTGATAGTTGTAGTATTGGAAAGTTCTCTAACTGATCCACCAGCAACTTCATACCAACGATAAGTCACAACTCCAGTGTTTGATGCAGGATTTGCAGGTATTTGTGTTGGAAAAGTTGCCGTTGCAATTCCAGTAAATGTTGCTACTCCTACAACATTAATCTTTACATCTTGAGGATTTGTAGTAAATGAAAGAATGGGGCCATTTAGATCTAAAGTTGTTTGTTTCATTTTACTTTCTTTTAGTTAGCAAAGTTTTGACCGACAACCACTCCATAAAGTCCTGCACTGGTAATATTGCTACCATCAAAGGTCTTGAAACTGTAAATATCAGAACGACTTGCTGTTGGAGTTACAATTGGAAGAACACCACCACCAGGCCAATAAACAGGAATTGCTGTTCCAACAGAATTCTTAAAGGTATCAATTCCAACTGAATAACCAGTAGAACCTTGAGAAATCTTAAGTGTAAATGATGTGGATTCTGCCGGGGGATTTAATAGTGTAAATGATATAACTGCTTCTGTAGGAGTAAATGTAAATGTTTGTGCCTTAGAAAGATCAATTGTCACAACACCAGAAGAACTTGTGACTGCCTCCACTGCCTCAGAGTATGATTTAAATCTTACAGAACCTTCAATATCAAGTTTTGCTCTTGGTACTGTAGTTCCGATACCAACTAATGATCCGGTACTTGTAGTAATAGCAGTTCCACCTGTTCCAATAGAAAGTGTGGTTGCAGTAATAATACCGGCACGAATATTACTTGAGGTATTATCTAATCGGAATGATGTGGAAGTCAACATTCCACCGACAATCACATCTTGTGTCGTGGTAAATCCTGCAAAGATTGCCTTACCATTTACATAAAGTGATGTTGATGAGGTTCCAACTGCTCCAAGTTCCAAATTAAATCTTGGAACAGAAGTACCAATACCAATATTATTCAGATTTGTATTATAAAGTCCCCCTGTAATATTAGTCCAACCTGCAGCAGAAATATTTAAATTTGACAACAAACTTCCATCACCGGAGAAATAATTTGCATAGCAAGTTCCGATAATATTTGTATTACCATTTACCTGTAACTTATATGAACCAGAGGTAGTTCCAATTCCAACACCAGTACCATTTACAGAGAATAGTGATGAACCTGAACCAACAACAAGGGATGATGTTCCTGCTGATGTAGTTGCAATTCCGACACGATCAAAAATCATATGATTTTCGGTCGGAGAAAGACTAATGTTTCCGAAACGATACCAACCATTCTCAAGAGTATAAACCCAACCAACATAACCACCTTTAGATGGATCAGAGAAATAAGTTATATCACCAGGATTTCCTGAAATGGATGGTTGACTTATTCCGACAGTATACTTACGAGAGACTGTTGAATCTCCTTGTAGAAAGAGTGATGATGCCTCAATACCCTTACTTGAGTTTGATGTAATTTTGTTATTAAAAATAACTGGACCATCAAATTGTGAAATGAGTGTTGAGTCAGTTCCACCTTCCACACGAATTGAACGAGAGACTGAAATTTCAAGAGGAGTAAGTGCATCAAATCCTACACTCACACCAGATAGAACATCTTCACCGGTTATAGTTGGAACTGGAGAATCAAATACTTGCTCTTGACCTGTTGCAGAATTGACTTTCTTATTTCCGACATAGAATGCACCCTTATCATTCATTCCTGTGAAGACATTAATACCACCATCAAGTTTTGTTGATGTTGCCAATAGTTCTTCCTGATCACTTAGTTGACGATCCTGACGATCTGGGAATGCAGTAGAATAATTACCAGGACCAAATCCAAGATACTCAAAGGTATGTCCAGATGCACGAATGATTGAATTTCTTCTGAATTCAATTGGTCTCAAACGAATTCTACGAACAACAGATCCGGAAGAATGAGTTGTTGCATCGGTTCCGTAAATACCCCTAAAGACACTAACAGGATTTCCTGTTACGGTCTGATTTACTCTCACAATTTCAGTATCAATTAGTAAATAATCACCAATTTCTAAATTTAGATTTGTAACATTTGTGATATTAATTGATGATGATATGGCATCGGTAATTGCTCCTGATAATGTCGTTGTAATTCCAGCATACTGAGTAACCAATCTTCCAGAAATATTTTCATTATCTGCGGTTACTGCACCACCCTGAGCAACAAATCCTCTAATAAAAACTCTCTTTGTTCCAGTAGTCGCAGGTGAAGTTGTTCCGATTCCAATATAGGTTTCAAATTGAGTCAGACTATTGATCTTGCGGACAATAAAATCTGAATTATAAATTGAACTTGTTGAACCACCCACAGTAAATTTATTTCCAATCAATAATCCGTGATTTTGAGTTGTTGTAACAGTACCAATACCAGAAGAATAATCATATGTGAGAGCACTTATGTCAATTGATTTGCCCGCATTAATCGCATTCGCATAAGTAGTTGCAGTCACACCCAATCCGGTTGTGAGTGGAGGAGATATCGCAGATGCAGATTCTACATTAATTTCTTTTGGTTTACCTGTAGTAATACCAGTAATTCTATAGACAGTATTATATCCTTCAACTGATGCAGGAACAACACCGGCAACAGTCAGACATTCTCCAGTTGCATCATAAACACCACTAACAGTAACAACTGCCTGTGAATATCCGGTTGTTGTTGCAACTCCTACAATGGCAAGAGTATTTCCAATACCATATGCACTACCACCATCAATAATTTTAACAGCAGTAATATTACCAGAGGAATTGAAGGTAATTCTTGCGGTTGCGTGAGATCCTGTTGTAGATGTACCAATACCAACTAATCGTGCATTATAAAGATTTCCCGAAGTTCCACTACCATATCCGGCACCGGCATTAGTGACACTAACTGTCGTAATACGATTGAACCCGTGATCAATCTTGGTATAGAGTGTATGTGCTGTTCCTACAGAATTGGAAATAATATTTGTTAGTCCAATACCAACACCAAAATCAATCAGACCTTTTCCAAGACTTTCTTTTGTAATACTATTCTGTGGATCATCAATCACCACTTGCCCGATAGGATCCGAAAGTGCATAACATACTGCTGCTCTTGGATCTGAATTCGGATTATCACGATTTATTTGTGGATAAAAATTCTGAATTGGTTGTGAGAATCTTTGATTTGTAAATGGACTTACCGATGGACTATTTGAAGAATTTACCACCAATAAGTGATACACCCCATCCTGAACTCCAGGTACATATTTTGCAATTTCCTGAGATCTATAGACGGATAGGGTTTCTTTCAGTTTTCTCTTTACAAATCTTGGCAGAGATGTTGTTCTACTTGAAGTATTACTTTGGAATGTTCCTGGATTAGTGGTCAGTCCAACCGTAAATTGTTTGAGACTTGAGATACCAACAACAGCATAACCCCTATTATATCCAGACCCGTATGTTCCAGAGGTATTTGTAGAACTCTGTACATTGTAAATATCTACTTGACTTCCAATTGATAAATCGTGAGGAATTTCTGTGTCAAAATATGCGTATGTACCATCCCAAGTTGAATTTGCAATAATTCTAAAATTTCTTAATTGATTTTCATTACTCAATGTTGCCGATGTAGGACTATAAGGTGCAGCAACTTCTGTATCAGTAATTCCTATTGTAGAACTGGATTCCTGAATCACATATCCATCTAATGGTGGTCTTGCAGTTGCGATACCCGAAGAAGATGGAATTACATAACGAATTCTATAGATAGTATCTAATACATTTCGGTTATCTACTTTTCTTAAAATATAGGATCTTGGCGTAACCGCACCAAGACTAGTTGATCCGAGACCAACAATTGTAGAATATAAATTATTTTCGGTAGAAGCAGAAGATACATTAATATACCAATTACTTTGAGAAGTGTCATATTGAATTGGATGCCCAATATCACCAGATATTTTATCAATGACTCTACTTTCAATTGTTAAGATACCACCAGAATTATTAATTGCAATTGAACTTGAATTTGCGGCATCATTTAAAGTTTTTGCAATCTTAATTTGATCCGTACCAACTCCAGAAGTAATTGCATAGTAAACAGTATTTGGCAATAAACCATCTGGTAAATTCGCAGTATAACTCTTCACACGAATTGACTCACCATTTATAAAACTATGTGGTTGAGTAAATGATAGTGTATTGGAAGTAATGCTATTAATTCCTGTTGCGGACTGATTTACCTGAAAAGATTTGACCGCAGAAGTATTTGCAGTATTTGGCATTACAATTTTTGCCGAATACTGACTGGATGATCCAGAGTTTGAAATTAATACATTTAGGGTATCATTTGTTTTTGCACCTATTCGGAAACCTTCAATTACATTATTTGGTGGAGATCCTAAATTTGTTTCATTATAAAGATATAGTCTACTGGTACTTGCAACACCTACAGTTTTTGCAACATCAACACCAACAAACTCAATTGAATTTTCTAATGTTTCAAGTTCTCTTGGTGGAATGATGTGAGTAATATACCCAACATCATCTCTTGAAAATGCTTGTCTCTTAAATCCAGAAGCAACTAATGACTTTGCACCGAAGTTTGAGTTGGAGTTATTGATGGATTGATCTCCACCAACATCTGTTGAAAAATGTTGTGCATAACCAATCGCAAAGATAGAAACATTCTGAATATATGCATCATTAATTGTTTTGATATGAAAGTTTGTATATGATGGTTTATAAATTGCTCTTGAATTATTACTAATTGTTTCATTTCCGGCAACAGTACTGTCGGTATATTGACCACTGTTTGAATTATATAAAACAAATGCACTATCATCTTTTTGCAAACTAATGCCAGTAAATTGGGCAAGAACCATAGATTTAAATCCGGTTGCCTTGTCACCATCTGCAAGAACACCACACATACCATAAACAGATCTCAGTGATATGTTGAAGATATATGGTGATGCAGATGAGACAGTATCAGAACTTAAACTTAATGTTGCACCAGCAGGATTTGGTAGAGCATCTACGGGTGAATTCTGAACCTTATATGTAATCTGAGTACTACTCAACTTTGTGCTAACAACAAATTGACCATTATATCCCGATGCAGAAATTCCTTGAACACGGAATGCGGTGTCTACATCTAAACCATCAACCTCCGAATTGGTAGTAACAGTAATTGTCGTTGTTGGTGTAATACCATTACCAGATTTGATGCTTGTAATGCCTACAGAACCACCAGTTGGTCCTACAATACGATATTCGTCAATTTTAGCCTGAATATCAATGGATGAAGATGGATAATCGGGTTCAATTGCACGACCAGATGATTGACCATATGCAAGACCAACTTTCTCATAATACATATCCAAATCAGTACGATCTGTTGAATATGATAGGAAAGTATCATTAATATTTACACTGTTTACACCATCAACATACTCAAAACACGATAGTTTGTGATGAGAAAAGTTTGGAACAAATAGATTGCTTGTGTAATCAATATAGCACTGTCCATTTGGATCGGCATCAAACAAAGAAAACTGCCAAAAGTAACATCCACCAGTAATTCTAAAGATTGTTGATCTTTCAATATTATTATTGGTTGGATTTGGAACATACTTCGGACGAAGTTTTGTTTTTCTCAAATCCATACCAACAATTGAAGTTCCACGAGGAACAATCACACCACCGTAAATACTATTCAGTTTATAAAGTTGATTATCTGCAGTAGTGACATCAAAGTTTGTTGTTAAATCAAATGGAGGAAAATTATTTGAATTTGATCCATTTCTTAAAAGGTAATTATTTGAACCGTCAGGAATCCATCCCGGACGATTATCTACAACGTGATCACCAGGATAAAGAAGAATGGTGGTCTTACCGAATCTATCGTTATTCAGACCTCTCTGATATGAAAATCTTGCTGATTCAATAAGAGCACGTTGCAGAGTGCGAAATGGGCGAACCAAACTTGAACCAGTATTTTCAATACTATCAGTAGCATCAAGACTATTAGGATCCACGTAGAGTATCGTCCCACGTACGGATTTCAAAAAATTATCTAATCTTGAAAGACCCATTTTTATTACTTTATAAGTTCCTTATGACTTATTTATCATAAAAAATGGGAGACTGCACAAGCAATCCCCCATAACAATTCCTTCAGGTATAAACTTAAAGTGGATTTGCATACGAAAGAGTGTCTTCGTCCAATGTTTTACGAACAAATTGCAATACGTTCATAAATTGTTCAATACTATCACATACAACTTTCTTTTCTGAACCACCGTGAGAATAAAGATACACTGTTCGCCTCAAAGGATCCACCACGCAACGGGAAAGGTAGTCATCGTTCATTTGAGTCTTTTCGTGATAGTCTATGTATTATAGGGTAAAATTGAAGATTTGTCAAGGGTTTGCTGCTTCATAATCCACGATGACACTTTGATTTGTTTCCATAGAATTAATTGCACTGGTAACATCTGATAACTGTCCATCATATACATTGATTGATTGTGCATCATACCAACGATCTATTTGTGCATTTGTTTTTGGCCCTTTTAGGGCATTGATTCCAGAAAGCATTGTGTTTACTTCTGCTCTCAATAAATTAATCTCATTCGTAATTGAGGTGATAGAAGAAAGAGTTCCAGTGCAGGATCCTCCGGAAGCAGTTAGATAATAAGTTCCAATGCTAGATGCAGATCCTGCATTTATACCATTTGGATCAAAAATATCAGTATATAAAACTGTGGATACTCCAATTCCAAGATTTGAAGAAGTTATCTTTTGATATGTTGCTCCATCGGAATAAAAAGTTGAAGATGTATCATTATTTTCAAGTGAAGGATACACATATCCATAGATACTATCTTCCACTATCAGTCCCGTTGCAATTACAGAACAAGTATCTCTATCTGTTGGACTTGAGCAATCATAATATGTGGTTGTCTTTGAAGATCCTACAACAACATCAGAAGAGAAACTGGTTGAGGTTCCAATACCACATCCACCACCACCATTCTTATATTGTATAAAGTTATTCTTGGTTATTGCTGCAATTTCTGATTTTTTATTATTAATGATTTGCAGTTTTCCCAAAACAACATTGTCTAATGCTGCTGCAGGAACAACATATGCAGCAACTATGGTAGTTCCGGTTCCGACATTTGTTTGACTATTTTCCTTTGCCTGATTTAATCTTTGCTGTGTTCCGGTTAAATCAGTATATACATATTGCGACTTAGGACTATCGGTAAAAATCATAGTTGAATATCTCCTTGAGCACGAACATCATAATGATATCCTGCAACAGAATATTGATCATTATTTCCAGGATAATCCGCAGGTGTTTCTCCTTGATACTCTGGAATTAGAGATTCAACATCCTTTCTTACTGCGTGAATCAGATAATAACAATCAATATTTGCACCATTTGCAGACTTGATATGAATTTTCTTTCCCCACTCAATTTTTTCAACGATTAAGTCCTGTGAGTATCCAATTTGTGTCAAAGAAACCGTAATAGTTTCCACATCAATAAATCCAATCCAATAATCTGGTAGTTCAATTACATTTGAGTTAGTCAGACGACCTCTAAAAAATACTGCATTTTCCGGTCCTTCCAGACAAATATGTCGCAATCTCCATCCCTCTTTATTGGGATGAGGAATGTCAAATGCCTTATTTCCTGTGGCATATCCATTCAGATTTCCATAAAAGTTTCCATAAAAGTTTCCACCTCTATAATTGGGAGAAAAAATCTGTGCATCTGCCCTTAAATTACTTACTCTTATATTGTAGTGAAGATATGGACTACAGGCATCTAAAGGATAGTCGGCATCTCCGGTTAGAGACTTAACGACATAATCAAATTTTCCCGAAGGAATTCCCTTAACACTACGATCGGCACAATCTGCACTTCTAAAATTGTCATCAAAAATAAACTGGGACATTAATTTTCACCTTTGGTGTCATAATGATATCCGGAAACAGAATACTCATCATTATTTCCTGGATAATCTGCTGGACTTGTTCCCTCATATTCCGAAATCAACCTTTCACCATCCTTTCTTTCTCCAAAGATATGATAGAAACAATGAATGGGCATTCCTCCTTTTGATTGAAGATATATTTTATCTTCATCAATTCTTTTTACAATCAAATCCTGATGAGCACCAATCGGAGTGAGTGTTACTGTAATCGTTGTCCAATCAACAAAATCTTTCCAATAAGAAGGAAGTTCAATTTCGGTTCGGTTCAGAACTTTTCCCCGTGCATAAACATCATTCTTTGGTCCTTCAAGACAAGTATGACGCAATCTCCATCCTTTTTTGGATGGATGAGGAATATCAAAGTTTTTCTTGGCCGATAAGATATGAGATCCACATCGTGACATTACTTCCCCCTGTGCCATAATATTCACTCCGGCAGTGATATCATCAAGCACATCTAAATTGCCAAAAATTGCGGCATTTTTGGATACCGCAAAGGAATATGGACCTGTTTTAGGTTGCCCACACATAGATCCAAGTGCATCAATCTTTATCATTGGTTCTGCATTTGCCAATGGTCCGACCATTAGAGTTGCAACCACAGCAGGAAATTCTGTTGCGGATCCAATAATTTGAGGACCTTCTACGAATACAGATCCATTTACTTTTGTAGGACCAACTCCGAGTGCAATGGGAATACCTGCTCCCACCATAAGTTGTCCACCAATTGCCTGATCATCATTTAATGTTGACATAATTTACTTCCTCTATGAGATTAGTTGTTTAACTTGATATTCCTTTCCACCCACCTTTGAATCTTTTGTGGCAACTGCATCAGTTACTCCCTGAATTAAAGATCCATACACTTTCATACAACCATTGGCTGCCATCTCTATTTTACCACTTGATGCTATTTTAGTATAACTTTTTGAATTTAGCAATAGTTTTTTTCCATCAAGTTCAATACTTTCAGAAGCTTTCATCCGAATGTTTCCTTCAGATGGGTTTTCACCAACAGCAACAAATTCAATATCATCAGCAACCAATCTTATTTTACCGTTTAATGCAATAATATTAATATTGCCATTATCGGCACATATCATCATCGCATCCTGTTCCTTTGTTCTTCCTTCATCAAATCCACAGCGAACCTGAAAATTTCCTGGTGCGGTATGAGTTGTCCACCCTTTTCTCACTCCATCTTTATCCAAAGAAATTGAATGCCTACCATCAGATGCCTGCAATAAAACATCCGAAATTACATCCGCCTTTTGATGTATATGACCAAAGTTTATTGAACCGTGATCATTTCCTTGACGAATTGTAGTGTATGATTTTTTGGAAGTGTTACTATTCCTTGTATTTTTAGAATTATTCGCTGTCGGCATTATAGAAAAATTTCAAGATATACTATTTAACTACATTATAATCAGGTAGTATCTTGTGGAGTACCTGGAATATTAAGTCTTGGTTCATTACTCATAACATCAGTACCAAATCTCTCAATTGCACTTGGAGGTGTTGTAATCTTGGCAGTAATACTCTCTTGAAGAGTAGTATAAACTGGAATCGGTGTTCCGATTGTCTTATAATTTCCAGCATATCTAATACCATTTTCGTAGAAGACAGAACCATAATAGGGTCTCCCATTCACATATCCGGTCTGCTTGAGACCAACAAGATCAGTAACCTGAATTAATTTATCGGTTGTAATTCCAATTGGATCTCTGACTACTGTAAAAATTGGTACAGCAGAAAAATTAATACCAGTTTCGGTTTCCATATAAATTGTTGGATATTCAACAAAACCAATTCCTGGTCGATCAACATTAACTCCGGTAATTACTCCAAATGCATCACAAGTATAACTAACAACCGCACCATTATCAGGAACAATTTTAATTTTATCTACACCACAATTGTAATTAATTCCACCATTTGTAACTTCTATGTCGGACAATTGTAAAGTTGCCGGATATCCCCCTCCACCAGGAGTTGGAGTGGGAGTTGGAGTGGGAGTTGGAGTAGGAGGGGGAGTATAACCATTACCTGAATCAGTAACTACAATTTTAGATATAACTCCTCTTCCTGCAATTTTTCTAGGGCAAGGGGGTGGAATTAAAACCGCAGAAACTCCCATTGGATTAGAATACCAAGTTTGTTGATTGAGAGTACCAACATCTATTTTTTTGGTAATCAGGAGAGCCACTGCTGTTGGATTTTGTGTAAAAATTTGTGGTCCTCCGGTATCAATATTTGTAAGTGCAACTTCAATATCATGTTTTCCTTTCGTAATATTTGCAGTTATAGGATTGCCGGTCAAAACCGTTTTTGGTTTGCCAATATTTGTTGCAACAATTGTTGTTGCAACTTCTCTACCACCAATTTTAACAGTAGAAAAGTCATCAGAATCAAGTTCAATTATATACTCACCATCTTCTGGAAAATTTACATTAGACCATTTCATAACTTTGGTTCCAGATACTCTACTATCTGGTTCAGATATATTATCAAAAACCTTTGGAGAGACAGAATACTCTCCTATAAATGAAGTATATTCTTCAATAAAACTATGAAATAATTCTGGACCAGAATAGGTTACCCCATCCTTGCTTGTTCCAGAACCGTAGATTCCCATAGTTGTAGTCGGCGCAGTTCTGGTGGTGATAGATGTAGTAGGAACAGCAGTTGGAGCATAAAAGGCAACAAATTCCTTTACATAACCGTGATCTCCAAGATTTTTCATCTCTTCAACATTTGAAGTATAAAAATGCTCTCCAGTAGATCTCCTAACATAACGTACGACTTCAACTCTATCTGGACCAGGTTGAGAATATGCCTTTCCAACAACCCCCTCATAAATCCAACCATTTAATACCGCAATATTTTTCTCTGCACCATCTGTTGTAAAGAAATGATCACCAATAGGTCCATTAAATAAGCGATAAACATCTACAGTTCCAGAAACATTTGAAGAACTATGAAACAGTTTAAATGCAGTTCCCTCAAGAATAAAATTATTTTCTTTAATAAATTCTTGATTTGGATCTGATGCAAAGAAATGAGTTTCTAATGAGGGTCCACTAAAATCTGAGGTATAAAACCTCAACATATCAATTAATGATACACCACTAATAGGTATTGTATGAGTCGTAATTCCCACTGTTGAAGATGGTGGTGCCTGCCAATCTTTGGTACTAAAGATCTTTTTATTGATGATATTGTTGGTTCCAATAGGTGAATTGTAGACTTCAACTGAAATGTTATGTTTACCTTTTTTGAGATCAACTTTTGTTGTTTTTGGGTTGCTTACATTAAATCCTTCTAATTTATGAACTTCTTTACCATCAATTAATACTCTTCCAATATTATCAACAGTCCCTCTGACACCATATTTTCCATCATAAGGAATATCAATTTCCCAAGAATTTGTGTATGTAATACCTGCTCTATCACTTCCTGGAGTATCTAATGGTTTAGTTGGAGATATTGCATACTCATTCATAAATTTACTCCAAGGAGAACTTAGAACAGATTGAGGAGAAGAAGTAAAGTTAATTGTTTTTTGATTTGATATTTGATTCTTAATAGATTGTCCTTCTGTACTATTTGCATCAACAGTAATAGAACTTTTCACCCCAGTAACATCAATTCTGGTTACAGTTCTTCCATTGCTTGGTGAAAGATTTGTAAAGAATTCTCCTTGGGAGTCTACTCCATAATAAATTTTCTTTGCCCCACCAAAGATTGATATTGATTGTGTCAAAGTTATTTCTGTATCAGCAACTAATGATACTGGAGGTGCTGCACTAGTAGTTGGAGTAGTGCCCGTAGGAGGACTGGATACAATATATCTCACCGGATACCATTTTTCAGAGGAGTTTGGAAGTCTGGTAGTCCAAAATGGATTTGGTGGACATCTTCCTTCTTGAACTGGTAGTTTCTCTTGAGGAACAGGAGGTTCTGGGGCATCAATTGTTAATGAAACTCCCATTGGATTTTCATTCCAAGACTTTGCAGAAATAATTTGTTGATTTACATACGAAGTCTGAATATCTATTGCCAGAGCCATAGGATTTCCCCTTGACAAAGCCGTACCCTCAATTTGCTCTAATTCTGCAAGAATTTTATAGTTGCCTGCCTTGAAGTAATAAGGTTCATTTAAGTCACCAGTACCTGTAGAAGTTCCTGGGAAAAATCCTTCTTTTCTTATTGTAGTATTGCCGATATGCAAAGTTACATTATCATCAACTGCAATGCGTACATTATACTCACCATCTTCAGGAAAATTTATATTATCCCAAATAATTGTATGAGTACCAGCATAACTTTCTGATTGTGCAGAAGGAGAAAAAGTGGTATTTTTTTGATTAAAAATTTCCTGAGTAATAGATTTACCTACTGAACTATTTGCATCAACAGTAATAGAGGCTTTACCAGGAGTATTATTTCTACTTACAGGTTGTCCATTAGTTGGTGGAACACTTATAAAAAATTCTCCGGAAGAATCCTTTCCATAATAAATTGTCTTTGCATTACCAAAAACTGGTACCGGTGCAGTTAAGTTTATTGCAGTATTAGGAATTAATGGACTTGAATTTGGGTCAAAGGGTAAAATTCCATATTGATTTAGAAATCCAGATCCAGATCCGGCACTTGGATTAATTCTCCAAAGAGTACGATTTGCTTTTGTAATATAATCAATCGTATTAAAAACACTTACATTTTTAATCGGAGAAAGCGTTGTCGTTGTATTCGGAGTTATCGTTGTATTTGTAATCGGTGTAACTGGAGCAGAAGTTGGAGCATAAAAGGCAACAAATTCCTTTACATAACCGTGATCTCCGAGATTTTTCATCTCTTCAATATCGGTAGCATAAAAATGTTCACCGGTAGATGGTTTAAAGTAACGTACTACTTCAACTCTATCTGGACCAGGTTGAGAATATGCCTTACCAACAACTCCTTCATAATTATATCCACCCAATATAGCAGAACCTTTTTCTGCACCATCTATTGTGAATAAATGATCTCCTGCAACACCTTTAAATAGACGATAAACATCTACGGTTCCGGGAACACTGGAAGTATTTTTAAATAGTTTAAATGCTACCCCCTCAAGAATGAAATTATTTTCACGAATAAATTCATTATTTGGATCTGATGCAAAGAAATGAGTTTCTAATGCAGGACCACTAAAATCTGAGGTATAAAACCTCAACATATCAATTAATTCTGGTGGTGGAACGACAGGAGGTTGTTTTGGTGGAATAACTGCTGTTGATTTTGTTACAAGTTCTTTAATTGGTACATTCAATAAATCAACACGAATCTTATGAATTCCCTTTTTAATAGTTTTCTGAAGTGGAGTAACAGCATCATTAAATGCCGCTAGATCAGATACCGGTAAATTATCAATATAAAGTTTCGCATAATTATCACAAAGTCCTCTAAAGATGTATTCACCATCATAGGGAAATTCTACATCCCATTGCATAATAAACAACTTTCCTGCATTATCACTTCCCGATACATTTGATGGCGGTACTGGAGATACTGCATACTCATTCATAAATTTATTCCAAGCAGCAGGATAATCTACAAAATATGCCTGCACATAATTTTTTTTATCTGGTGCAACAATGCTTGATGGTTTGAATTTTCTTGTAGTCCAAAAAGGATTTTTATATTTGAGTAAACTTGCTTGATATTTTTGAATTTCTGCAATAATACTACTTTTTCCGGAATTGATATAGATATCAGGATCCCATGCACCAAGATTTTCACCATTTGGTCCATATATGTTTCCATATCCAGGATCATTTGGTTCACAAATTTCATAATCTTCAATATCATTTTCGTAAGTTTCTTCCACATCAACAATAGTACCTAAAGTTGCTGTGGCAACTGCTCCCGATCCAATTTTACATAAATCATTTATTTTAATTTGAGGTGCATATTGATATCCATAACCACCGTGAACTAAATCAATAGCAAGCAAAGATCCATCTATACCAATTACAGGATTAGCTGCCGCACCTACTCCACCACCACCAAGTATTTGAATTGTTGGAGGAACATTACATTTTTTTGTTACTTGAAATCCCTCACATCCATTCTTTGGTTTTAGATCGTCCGTTTCTAATCCATTAACTTCATTAATGTTTATATAATTAAGATTATTATCACCGTCTCTAAAAATAAATTTAGTTGCTGGATTTTTTTTGGCATAATCATTTGCCTGACAGATTGATACATCTATCACATATCCTTTATTTGGGTCAATATATCCTACTTTGATACTATCTTTTGTAATATCATCAAATATTGGTTTGATTAATTTATTGATATTTGGGTTATCCTGATTATAGGACAAATCATAAGTTACTTTGTCTGCCATACTTATAGTTCTCTTATTTTCTATTCATTCATAAGTATTAGTATTTATTGCTTTGGTTGAGAGATTTTTTCAAGAGATTGTGGGAATTGAGTGTAATTTACTTTGGTATCCAGCATTACAGGTGTTGCGAATGCAACTTCAGTATTGGGTTGCACATTTTGCATATTATTTCTTGAATTGAAATCAACTTCAGCAAGTCTTGGTAACTGTGGTTGTTCTACTCCACCACCACCTTCGTGAAGAGTATAGTTATCAGATACTGCACATTTTGGAGATAAATCGTTACCAAATATAGATAATTTAATGTTAGTAAAGCTCAGTGCAGACATAATACTACCAGTAATTCCATTAAGTGATGTATTAATATTTGAAATTGATGCTCCTGCTGCTGTCAAGTCAGATGCCATATCTGCAAGAAATCCATTAACAATATTCAAAATATCTCTGGTAGTATCATCAATTTGTTGCATATTAGTAGAAATAATTGCTCCGGTTAAAATTTCAACAGAACAGGATGTAGTAATTTGTGTATATATTTCTTGGGAAGAAGATTGTGATATTAAAGTGGGTAAATTATCAGTGTTTAAATTTTTATCCAGATATTTTTGAGTCTGTCCACAAAGTCCGGTTGCAATCTGATTGAAAAGGCAATGAATCAATTCAATAATTTTCTCTTTGATTATCAAAAATAAATTTCTTTTATTAGGTGGCATTGATTGAATAGTAGGTGCCATTGCCTTATTGATCATTTTCATAATATATTCCATAATTTTATCAAAAATTATTTTCAAATACTTTGCAATTTGACAAGAAATGTCGGCAATAAATGCTCGTATTTGATTGATGATACTTGTTGCAGTATCAATATAACTCAATGCCTTATTCAAATATTTGTTAATCTTATTTGTTAGTTTCTCAAGTAATGTTTGAATTGCTTTGAGTGCAGATCCAACCATATCACACGGATTCATAATGATAATTTTTTCATCATAGAGTTCCTGCCTTTTAATGTCTGCAACTGATTGTTGATGAGGATTATCAATATGTTCAATTATTGCACCAGGTTGAGAAGTAGTTGCTGCAGATTCTGCTTGTGCTGCGCGATTTTCAATTCCCTGTGTTACTATCTGACGAATAAAGGCATCTCTTGCTGAACCAGTTAATTCATTTTGATTTGCAGATGCTGTTGCACTTGCAATATCTGCTGCCTGCTCCGGAGTTGGATTTGAGTTTGCAGGAAGTCCATACTGATTTAGAGTAACATTTGTTCTTGGTAAAAGTGCCTCTACTCCTTGTGAAGGAGATTTTGGTTTATTAATTACAATTCTATCATCTGGAACTTTTAAATTTGGATCTGGGTTTGCACCTTGAGCGTGTCCACTTGTGGGAACAAAACCTTTTTGACCAATCTTTGTGTTTAAAGTTGTCTGAGCATTATTGCCCAGTACACCCATAATTACAGGAACTTGTTGATCGGCACCATCTAAAAAGAAACCGAAAACAAAGTTTCCTTGTCTCAAACCTGCAGTTGCCGTAACTCCTGCTTGTCCACCACCTGCCGTAACAGGGTACATTACCTGTGCCCAGGGAAGTTGATCATCTGCAATTGATTGTGCAGAATCCTGATCGTGAAGACCTATAATTCTAACTTTATATCTTCTACTTTGTCCAGGAATTTGAGAAGATCCTTCAAATTTATTAGAACTTATATTATCTCTCCAAGTAGAGTCGTCAACGATTTGACCAACCCACCAGTTAAAATGTACTCCAAGAAATCCCGAATTGAATAATGAACTTTGTTCCATCAGGTATTATATAATTTAATTATTATTACTATTTAACACTTTAAATTGTGATATTGGTTGCAGATCCTTTCTTACCAACAGAATCTCTGACCAACATTAGTTTAGTATAACCACCTTGCAACTTATTAATATAATGACACAAATCTGAAATTACATAAGACCCACTATGAAAATCTCCCAATTCTCCTCCAGGAACTCCAGCATCAATAAAAACAGTATCTCCAGCGTGTAGACTAAAATCAGCAACAATTGTAATTTCTATATGAGTACCAAACATTTGATTATAACGCATTGTTGACTGACTCAAAATATTCTTGGCATCAAAGTTAACATCTTTTGATTTATCCAATTGTTGTTGCGTATTACCACTAGGTAGAACACCACGATCAATTAACATATATTGACTTCTTGTATAATCTTTTCCAGATTCAACTCTATTAAATTCTGGATTCAATTTTGGAATATTTTTACCTGCTGTCTGAAGATTTTTTTCCGTATCTTCTATCTTCTTATTTACAACTTCATAATAACAATTAAAGGGATCAAATAATATTGTTCTAGTTGTATATGCTCCAATTTCCAACTTTGATTGCATATTACCACTTACGTCGTTAACATTATGTTCTAAAATTTTATCGTATCCTGCCGGAATATTTTTTCCTGCACCATCAGAAGTCTGATTGTAAATTAAAGACTTTACTGGTTTACCAGACAACAAAGTTTCAATAGATTTGAATTTAAATCCGGAAGAAGTCTCATAAAAGAAATATCCTGCAGTATTTCCTGTCGCTCCAGCAGCACCTGGTATAGATTTTTTGGATAACCAAAGACAAGTGTAAAAAGGTTTCTTATTGTTTCCGATAAAATTATAATTATTTGATGTATCTTCAATATCCAGATTCTTTTTTGTATCTAAAAATTTGGAATCCGTAAGAATTTTTCGGATATGATCCGATATTTTTCCATCAAATCTACAGTTTAAACGAATTTTCTCATTTAAAATATGTTCTTTTGAGACAAGATCCAATCCAACAAGTGACTTGGTAGTATCTTGACTTAATGGAGAAATTTTATTTACATATAATTTTAAATCTATCTTAACATCATTGGCATCCTTCATTATCAAAGAAACATTTTCTTGTCCTACAATCGGAAGTCCTTCTAAAATCGTTTTTGTACCCTTTTCAGTCTGAATTGACCTACCGGCATCCACATATAATACAGATGCTCTGACTGTCTCTTGAAGAATACTTTCATAGTAATAAACATCTGTAATTGCGTCTACAATATCCTTCTTGCTCGTCTTATCGTTTGATGTAATTGTTAGGGTGGAGATATCAACTTCTCTAACCTGTCTTGTAATTAATCCATTTTGTGCCATTTAACTTCTTCTTTTTATATTACTATTTACACTATGTTCCAGCATACAGAGAATCATAACTTGAATCTGATGACCCCCCAGTTATACCACCAAATCCACCGCCTCCAATTGGCATCGGTATTGGTAATGGAACCATTTGAGATTGTGGTATTACAACCTCAATAACTTCTTCTGCACCATCTTCATAATCAGCATAAGATTGAAGAATGCTCATTAATTCGGGTTTAGTTTTTGCCGAGTTGAGATACTCTAAAAGATTTGGTGCAAGAGAGTCCAATCCTCTGGTAGTATCAGCATCAAAAATAAATTCCGGTCCCTTTTCACCAATCAGTGCTCTGGTTGGTTTTGCTACTCTACCACCTTTTGCAAGTTTTACATTTGATCCTCCTAAAAATTCCTTTAAAGCATCCCTGACTTTTGCGGATCCAGCATATTCTGTTTGTCCAATTGCACCAGAACCTCCCCACTGTGCTCCAGGAACATCAAATGCTCTACCCACATAATGAAGAGAACCCGTATTATGACCATCACTAACATTAAGTTCATTAACTTGAAATCCTTTAGACTTAAAGAAATTAAATGCTCTTTGAGTTGTTGCTCTATCCTTAAATGCCAAGTGATCGTGATAGTTCTTAATTGTTCCGTGCCCATCTCTATCAAACGTTCCAAAAGGAGTCTTAGGATCTCCGGTTATATATTGCGATAGAGATCCACCAACTCCTCCCTTATCCATTGCACCTCCACCACCAGCAGTATATGTTCCCATTTCACCTTTCTGTATGGCAGCAAAAATTCTTGATGATTGTTGCCAACGATCACGAAGATCACCCCAACCAATGTATTTGTATGATGCAGATTTTAATTCTGCTTCTGTTGATTTTGGATTTAAAAATATATCCAATAGTCCATACTGCTTCAATTCCTGTTTAATCCATTTAACTTGTTCGCCATTATTTGCCTTTTCTAAAGGTTTTCCAAGGAATTTCTCTGCAGTTGTAATTCTTTCACGATTCCAACTAATCAACCCTTTATTTGTTCCTGCCCCATCATTAAGAACCCATGGAGTTCTTTGACCTCTCCATCCAGATTCTGTCTGAACATTTCCTGCAAGTATCGCAGCTGCCAGCGGAGGAAACCCTTCTCCCATAAACAGTCTGGCACCACCAATAGCATCATTAGCATTTCCACCAGGACCAAGATTTTCATCCGATGTCTGCTCGTCTACGTCATTTTTCTTCTCAACTACGGGTGGTTCCAATCCCAATTGCTTTTGCAAATCATTAAAAATATCATTCATCTTTGAAGAAATATTACTCTCTAATGACTTTGCAATCATATTTGTCATATCTTCACCACTACCAAACATCCCAACATCTACAGAACCACCTTCGGCAAATGCACCTCCGGTTCTCATTATTTCAGAACTAAACGTTCTTTGGATCCAGGCATTTAATCCTGCTGCTGCATTTTGATAGTCTAAATCAGATGGTTTTTGTCCGAGTTGTACCTTTGATTGAATTGCAAATAATCCACCAAATCCAGGAATTGAAGACGATTTATCATAAGAAGACTTCATATAACCAAGAGTATTTACTTTTTTACCCTTATCTCCAGGTTTTACTTCCGGAAATATTTTTTTAATTTTATCTTCACCACCAACAGAAGCACCAGGTTTCACTTTTGTTGGTTGAATCTTTACGGTTCTCTTAATTGTTCTTTTTACAGGACCACTTACAGGTTTTCCACCTCTTGTGATTGGACCACCAGTTGCAGCTTTTGCTGTTTTTTGTTGAGTTGGTTTTTTACCACCAAAGAAAATATCATAAAGTGCTCCACCAAGAACATCTCCAGCAACTCCGCCAATTATACTACCAATAAAATTTCCTGCAACAGGTACTACTGAACCAACAGCAGCACCAACAAATCCAAGAAGACCTGCACCGATTGCCTTAAATGCTGCCCTACCTGGATCTTCTCCAAGAGCGACAGACAAACCAAAATCAATCAGTGCCCCAATAATAGGAAGTCGTTTTAGAAAAGGTTTTGTAAATCCAAGAACTGCCTTTGCTCCACCTTTACCTGCAAGACCAACGAATGCTTTTCTTGTAAGGGTTTCAACTCCAGACCTTGCATACCTTCCACCCAGTTTATTAAGACCTTTTTTTCCAAATTTTTTAAGAGCAGCATCTTTACCATATCTTTCGGCATATCTTCTAGCAACTCTAGGGTCAACTCTTCCTTTACCTTTACCAACTCTTAATTTTCTACCACCAGGATCATCTCCACCACCAAATTCTGTAAGAGCCAGGGCAGCAATGATTGTCGCATCAATTACCTTATTAACGGCATCACCAAATCCATCAAACAATTTTACGACATTATCACCACCAAAACTCTTTAAAAATCCACGAGTTGCATCATATGCTCTATATCCCCAATCAATAAAACTGGCAAGACCATTAAACAATCCCACTGCAAGATCTGTTCCGAAATCAATTGCAAAACCAATTTTTCCAACAATATCAGGAAGTTTATTAATATGAGGAAGTAATCTTACCGTAACATATCCAAGTAAGATCTTAAAAAAGAAACTGTTAATTTTGTCAATAAATCCAAGTTTAGGAAGTCCGGGAATTTTAGATTTCTTGTTTTCATCTGTTTCATTCGGTTTTTCTTCTAATTTTTTCTCTTTATCATCAAATTTTTTTTCTTCGGTTGATATTCTCTGCCTTTCAGTTTCCTTTTCACTTAAAAGAGTTGTGTTCTTAACAAGATCTCTAATCTTAATGACACGATTGCGAATTACAATCAAATCCCTTTTTGGAATAATTGTTGGTTTTGATCTTGTTTTTTTCTCTGGTTCTGCGGAAGTTGATCCAGGAAGAAATTTTTGAGGATTTATATTTGCCATTACTTAATACCCAATACCTTTGTAACTTGAGAGTGTCCAGAAGGATGAGATACACTAAATGATGGCACTTTAGGTGTTCCTCCACCAGAAGAAATATTTGGTTTGGTTTTAGTATTGGATGCAGTCACATAAACAACTTTTGTCTTTGATTTTGATGATACAGCAGGAATAGATTTCTTTAATTGTGATTGTCTGTTTGCAAGTGTTAATTGACTTGCACCTCTTGCTTTTAATGATGAAATAGATCCTGCAGATGCTTGTTGATATTTCTTTTGTTGCGATAGAGCATCAACATCCTTATAAGCACCAGGATTTATCATTCTTCCCATCATTTCAAGAGGGTTGGATGTTCCTTCTACTGGTTGAGGACCTCTCACATATACAGGTTTTCCACCTCTCATTGACTTATAACCAATAAAAGGTCTTCCCCTATCGTCAGACATTATTTGAGTTTTAGGCATATCTTTAAAAGACTGGTCTTTTAATCCAAACCCACCTTTGATTGCACCACCTCGATTTAAATTTCTTTTATCTAATTCTTTTTGCAATAAACGCAACCTATCATCTCCAGCAGCAGAATTAATAAGATCACCACCAAATTGAGAGGAAATGGATTTTGTTATTTTCATTTCTTCCATTATTTCTTTTTTCAAATCTTTATCACTTAAATTGCCCATACCAATACCCAATTTATTAGATACATTTCCAACTGCTTCTTGAATTTGTGGTCTAAACATTTCAACCAATGTCATAACTATAGTGCCCGCCAAACCACCTTTACCAATACCCCTTCCACCAGGAACATTCATATTTGTTAGTGGGTTTGTTGCTAATGCTCCTCCACCTTGTCTTGCTAATGCTCCTCCACCAGTATAAGGGACGATTGCACTACTTGCAGGAATAGGTGCTCTTACTGCTCTCATAGCATTAGCACTTGACTGCCCAGCAGCGGGGAGCATTTTGGTAGGATTAATTCTTGTTACTTTTGGTTTTGGTCTTGGTGTTGAAGTTGGTTTTGGTTTTGAGGACCTTCTTAACATTTTCGAATCAACTCTATCACTCATCATCTTAGAAAATTCTTTACCAACTCCAAAATGTTGCTGATAAATTCTTCTCAATCCTTTAAATGTTTGTTCATCTGCACCTTCACTAAATGTATTAATATGTCCTTGTTGTAATCGAAGATATTCTTTTCTACCCAATAAATCTTCAAGATCAGGAACTTTATTTCCAGCACTACTTACTATTCTTGCTGCTTCTTCGTTAGTTCTAACACCTAAGAGATTTTTCAAAGTATGAGAAGATCCAGACATTTCAAATGTAGTTGCAGGTCTTAATTTAACCTGCCCACTCATATAATCACCAATATAACCACCACCAGCAGCTTGAGGAATTCCTGTAACCATTTTTGGTTTATTGGTTCCACCACCAGCAGCATTCATTGCTTCCAATGTATCAACACCGTGCTTTCTCACTGCCCCAGCAGACATTACAAATTCACCATCAGAAAGCATTGCGGGAATTTTATCAACTCCTTTTTGTCCAGATACTAACCCATTAAAGAAATTTCCAAATCCACCAAAGTTAAATCCACCACCCATAAACTTTGGAATTTTAATAACTCCACCACCGACACGACCCTCTACTTTTGATGGTTCTTGCTTTTCATCATTACCAATTCCACCAAAATTTTCAATACCACTGCTTAATGCCAGAGTAGAACCAACGGTAGCAGCAACTTGTAATCCTGCACCAAGTAATCTACCACGTTCTCCACCAAGAAATTTTGCGGCACCTGCAGCTTTACCGACTCCTGCCTTTACTAAAAGTTGTGCAGCAAGAGCAGCAAGTTTAATTCCACCCTTAATGACAATATTAGATATTGCACCAACAAATTTACCAAGACCTGTTCCAAATCTCAAATATAGTGCTAAAAGAGCAGGCCATTGATCACCAAGAAATCGTAAAATACTATCAAATTTATTTTTATTTGCAGGATCTGCAAGCCAATCAATAAGTTTGATGAGTGCTCTTCCAAAGAACACTATGGTTATGAAATCAATAATTTTTTTTAAGATTGATTTAACTGGTGCAAGAATTTTTTCGGCAATTTTCATTACCTTTCCAAAACCTTTCTCCAATTCAGACTCTTTTTTTGCCCTTTTTCTATTCTCTGCGGATCTTCTATCTAAATCTGATTTCTTTTTTGCATCCTTATTTTGCTGCGTTAAGTATCCAATAGTTTCTTTTAGAGCATCTTTAATTTCATCAATTTGATTAATCTTTTTGACACTCTCCATCGCAGGAGAAAGCATCAGAGGTGATGACTTGACTTCCTGTGATAATTTTTGAATATTTAATCCTACCGCTGTTCCTTTCTTAAAACTTTCTGCCGTAATTTTACTAACTTTAAATCTACCTTTACCTTTCCTTTTCTTTACTCGTTTAAATTCATCTTGAATTAATATCTCCTCTTCACGAGGAATTTTACTTTTACCTGTACTAATTAAAACAGATTGTTCCTTTAAAAGAGAGATATAAGTATCATAATCAATATCAAAGACATCATCAAGTCCAATTATCCTGAGAATTCTCTCATCTATTTTTTCATTAACAAGATCTTCACCACTTTTCCCAACAGGAACCAATGCCTCACCTTTTTGAGGTCCTTTTGTTGCAGTTGCGGTTACTTTTTTTCTTTCAACTGGAGATTCTTCATTTTCTTCAATAAATGAAGTTGCCATTTCGGAAAGATCATTCGTCTTTCCCATAAAAATATCAATATCAATTTTACTCTGCTCGTCTTTACTCAAAGACTTATAATAACTAGAAATTAGTAAAATTTGTTCGTCAAAAAGTTTAGATGTGACATCCTTACCGAGTTTAAACTCGTATGCCTTACGCAATCTTTCAGAACGATTAGCCATTTTTTTGTTGTTTGAGTTTTTCTTCTTCTAAATGTTGTTTTAATAATTCAACATAAATGTCTCTTTCCCAAGGTATCATTGCTTCAATCTCCCACAAGGACCATCGGTGATACTGCATCAAGGCAAAATTAAGACGGAAATAATTTTCCAGATCCATATGGATCATCACTATGCGAAAAAAGACGATAACCCTTCTAGAATAACTTCACTTTCCACTTCTGTTTTTGGATTAGTAACTTGAATCGTGTGAGAAAGTTTTGGCATAGTTTCAAAGAAGGTTTCAATTTCTTTGAATTGTGCCGAATTCAGATGATCAAGAAATTCCACCATATCTTTCTTTGTAACATCACCGGAAGACCACACCTCTTCTTCTGTATAAATTTTGTCAATGCAGGGTATAATAAAATCAAATGACGTTTCCATCACATTATTTTTCTTAAAGTCAAAGTTATTCTTAATGAACTGATCCAAAGATGGGTACTTCATTTCCATCATAATTGAATCATCAATTTTAATCTTATTTGTATGATTTTCGTTTTTCTGAACCTTAATAGCATCCAAATCAATTTTCACTGTAACAGTTGTTTCTTCATCATCAGGACAAATGATATTTACTTCAATCTCTTCTCCAACTGATTTTGCGCGAATATTGAGAAAGAGATATTCAATATCAAAAGTGGGAAGAGTTTCTACCTTGATATTTTTTGTGAAAATACAACTTTTAATAACTGTTTTGATAGCAGTAGTAATTTGCTTCGTGTCTTCACTTTCTAAAGCAATTAGCAATATTTTTTCTTCTTTAACAAGAAATGGTCTATATTGAATCGTTTCACCAGTTGAAGGCAACTCAAGTTCGTAAATCGGTGTCGCGGGTTTTGGTAAAGGCATAATGTCCTATAAATTTCAGGTGTGATTATTTATCACATATCCACAACAGATCCTCCACGAGCACTTAAAGGACCGGGAAGAAATTGTGTTGGTGTTGGTATAGTAGAATCGGTTCCAAAATTATTACCAAATTGTGGATTTGCATATGCACTTGTATTAGAAGGATTTAATGATTTTGATGGAGAAAGTTGATTTTTAAGCACATATCTTGTGTAGGTGAAGGATACTGTACATTTTAATACTGATGAAGATTCGTATGAAACTGGCATAGATGTAATACTGATAGGATATGCCTGTATAAATCGGTATTGTAAATATTTACCAATATAATCTCTTTCAAATTTATTAATATAAATTGCATCTGTTCTATAATCTTCAGGATAATGCATCCGATAGTAATATCCAAACTTTGTTATGGATTCTTCTGGACGTGTTTGAATACCACCGGTAGATTCTTTAGCATACTCTTCATTGGCAACATATGCCATCCAATTTTCAAAGAAATGAATAATTGAATAATCGTGATCGACATAAAAAGTAAAATCTGCTCGATCATCATATTGTCTACGATATGCGTGTCTTTCCGTAACACCCGTAAAATCATCGTTTATATCATATGTTGCCAATGCTGATCCAGGAAGAGATGCGTCACAACACATTAATGATATAAATTCAGCATCATACGATTTACCCAGACCAGCCTTTGAACGCTCATCCACCCACCTTCTCACTTGATTTGGTGGATTAAACCAACACTGATAATGAGAAGTCAGTGCCGGATTGAGAATAGAATCTTTTATTTGAGCAACTTTCTTCTTCTCTGGTTTAGGTGATGGCATCTAAATAAACTTGACATTATATATTATGTATTAGACATAAGAACAAAAGATGCCTAAAGATTCAAAATATAATCAGGGCAAATTTCATCCACAAAATCCTCAAAAATATAAGGGAAATATAAATAATATCATTTACAGAAGTTCTTGGGAATTGAAGTTTATGCAGTGGTGTGATAGGAATGAGAATATTTTAGAATATGGTTCGGAAGAATTTTGGATTCCCTATGTTTCTCCTGTTGATAATCGTGTTCATAGATACTTTCCAGATTTTATCATTAAAGTTAAAGAAAGTGACGAAAAAATTAAGAATTATGTGATAGAAGTAAAACCAAAGAGACAAACAGTACCACCAAAACAAAAATCAAGAGTGACTAAATCATATCTCTTTGAAGCACAGACTTATGCAGTAAATCAGGCAAAGTGGAATGCTGCAAATGAATGGTGTAAAGATCGTAAATTGGAGTTTAAGGTGATCACCGAGAAAGAACTTTTTTAGATACTATACCCTTAAACAATGTGGAAAATTCATTAGGATAGAATAATGGCACAAAATAAGGGGTTTGGTCAATATGTAGGTACTAATTCCACAGCAAGAGTCAAAGAACTGAAGAAAAGAATTAGAAAGGAGGGAAGTAAGGATCCGGAAGACCTAATGCTTGTGATTATGGATGTTTTTAAGGAAGAAGTTTTATATCCAGAACCAGGAAAGTTTTATACTTTTCTTTATATCGCAAAAACACCAAAAATCGAATATGACCAACACCCACTAATTGCCTGTACTTCTATAGAAAAATGGGGATTTAGAGGAATCAATTTTCATTGGAGAAAGGCAAGACAATATACTTGGCCTCAAGTAGTGGGAAAATTTCACGTTGTCGAATATAATGAACTTGATGAACTACTTGCTATACCTTATGCAAAATTTATTCTAAATAAATAAAAACCCTTATGTCAATGTTTAAAGAAAAACAGACATATATTTCAAGTGTCTTTATTGATGTGGAGGTATTCTGATGGCAGACACTCAAAATTTGTCAGATCCATTTAAACTCCCAAAAGGTAATGTAGATTTATCGGGTAATATACCTGGACAAAAAGGTTACGATAAAAATTCTCAAACAAAAAATATATATAAGATCGATATCCCAACAAGAGCAGGTCAAACAACCGGAGCAAATGAAAACAATCCTGTTGCAATTTATAGAGTTGGAGTAATTCAACCAATAGGAACAATTACATCTCAAAGTGGATTTACTCCTAACCTAAGTTATCTTAGTGGAGTAACAGCAGCAGAAGAAAAAATAAGAAAGGCAGAACAAAAAGCAGTTAGAGGACAAACTGTAGAAATTAACAAACAGGTAATTAAACCAACTGCACAAAAATCCAATATAAAACCACCAATTAAAGATAATTCGGCAGTGAAGGATACACAACCTATTGACCCGAAGGCCGACGATAAAGCACAACAAGCAGCATTAAAAGATGATGTAGCAACTTCAGTTGATGGAGAAAGAACGGAATATGCATTTATAAAATATCCAAAATATCTAAAAGCAGAAGAGCAAGATTGTATTAAATTTTCAATTATAAAGTATAAAGAATCTGGTCTTCAGGTACAGACACCGAAAGGAAGAACTGTTTCTTTAGTAAATAATCAACCAACAATTAAAGGTAGGAATATTATAGGAACAATTACTCTTCCCATTCCTGCAGGCATAACAGATGGAAATATTGTAAGTTGGCAATCGGATAATATGACACCTTTTAAGGAGTTTCTTGGTAATATGGCAACAGGACTAATTGGTGAAGGAGCAGAAAAAGGAAAGGAAAATGCAAAGAATTCTATTGATGCTGCTACTGCCGGTGGAACTGGCGCCTTAAAAGGTCTCATTACAGCAAAATTCGTCGAGTCAATAACAGGAACAAATAATATATTAGCAAGAACTCTTGGTGCGATTGAAAATCCAAATACAGAATTGTTATTTAATAGTCCAGAACTTAGAACTTTTACCTTTAGATTTAAATTATCACCAAGAGGACCAGAAGAAGCAAAAGATGTTAGAACCATCATTAGATGTTTTAAACAAGCAATGTCAGTTAAAAGAACTAAATCTAGTCTTCTTTTAAGATCTCCACACACATTTGCTATTTCTTATATATCTGGCAATAAACAGCATCCATATTTAAACAAATTTAAGGAATGTGCTCTAACAAATTGCACTGTAGATTATACACCATATGGATCTTATATGACATATGGTAAATATAAGAATGGTGCTCCAGATATAGATACTCATTCTATGGTTGCATATGAACTTAATCTCATCTTCCAAGAACTTGAACCACTATTTGATGATGAATATGGTAATGAACCTTCAAACGAAATTACCAACATAGGGTACTAAAATGGCATCATATTTCCGTCAGGTTCCAAACTTTGATTACGTCAGTAGATTACCAGATGCTAAAATATCAGATTATATCTCTGTAAAAAACCTTTTTAAAAAAGGAAAACTCAGAGATGATATTTTTCAGGATTTATCATTTTTTGAGAAATATAAAGTTATCGGTGATGAAAGACCTGATAATGTTGCATTTAAGGTCTATGATGATCCAACTCTAGATTGGGTAGTATTGCTCTCAAATAATATTATCAATATTCAAACAGAATGGCCATTGACTCAAAGTTCCTTTGATACTCATTTACTATCCAAGTATGGTGATTATGATACTCTCTACAATGGAATTCATCATTATAAGACTGCAGAGGTATTAAACAGTCAAGGAGTAACAATGGTTGCTGCTGGACTTGAAGTTTCATCACCATATTCCGTAAGTTTTTATGATTACTTTGTCGGATATCAAGTTGACAGTGGAAATATTGCAGTACCAGTCACAAATTATGAATATGAAAATGAAATAGAAGATAATAAAAGAAATATTTACGTTCTCAAACCATTCTATCTCAATATTGCAATAAATGATATGGGAGATATTATGCCCTACCAGCAGGGATCATCACAGTATGTTAATGAGAATTTAGTTCGTGGTGATAATATTAGACTTTACTCTTAATTGTATTTTTTATTCCAAGGAACTCTTCCTTTAGTTGCCTCACTAATTTTTCTTCGGGTTTCTTCGGAATGTTTTTTTCCTGGTTTTCCTTTCCTCTCCTGTTGAATTTTTTTGAGTCTTTCCAAACCTTCTTTGGTTTGTCTTGATTTTCCTCTATTCGATTCTCCTATTTTTCTTTTGTGTTCTTCAGATAAAACTCTTCCTTTAAATTTTTTACTTATTTTTTCTTTTGCTTCTTCAGATTGTTTTCTTCCTTTACATACATCACTTAATTTTTTTCTTTGTTCCTCACTCATTTCCTTTCCTTTGTTATGAGGAATAGCACCTTTTCTACTAAAACCAGTAGAAGTTTGATATGCTCTATTAGCAAAATGTAGATTTTCTACTACTTTATAATAATGCTGCAAAATAATTTCATCAACATATGCTTCTTCTCTTGTAGCATAATCACTTTTGAGTATTATTTTTTGAGTTGGTTTGAATTCTTTATTCTTAAAGGACCCGAAATACTTTACATCTTCTTCAGGTAAACATCTACAAGTTCTTGAACCAATATATCCCATTCCCCATTCTTCATAAGAATAATAGACATAGTGGTACTCTATGAATTCCATAACTGCTCTTAAAACCGACTAGCGATATTATTTATACTAAAAAGGAGGAGATTTCTCTCCTCCAACCTTAAAGATGCTAGTCAGTTAAGGCTTCTTTATTTATCAGTCATTTACAAGGCGAGAAAAATATGACAAGGCATCATCAACATCCTCATCATCAGTATCATCATTGATCACTTTAGGAAGTGAAGGTGTCTTGGAACGGGTATAGGATTTCTCCAGTTCCTCCACTACACGACTCTCTGCATTAGGTGTCTGCATATAAGACTCATACTCATCCTCCTGCACCATAACGGCACGGGAGTTAGAAGGAGAGGTCTTAAGACCTAGAACCATATTCATCCGTCTTTCAAGTTCTTCGCAGGACTTGAATTGATCAGGAGCAGTCACAGCAGCAAGAGAGTACTCCTTCTTCCAGATTGCTTCCATTGCTTCATCATCATCAAGAAGAGGTCCTGGAACATCAAACTCAGACTTATCATAATTCCAGTAACCATCCTTCTTCACAATCTTCAACTTGAAGTTTGCACCTTCCCATAAATCAAAAGGATTGATAGGAGATTCATCCTCAAACTCAGGTTGCATAGATTCCATAATCTTATCAAAGATTTTCTTTCCATACTTTAGAAGAAAAACCTTACCTTCATTTTGTGGATTGGTAGGATCCTTAACAACATAAATGTTAGAATAATAATTCAGTTTACGTTTTTGTTTACGAACAGTTTCCTTATTTGATTCAGTACCAGTATTCCACAGTTCACGATTATATTCTCCGAGTGGATCTTTCTGACCAATGGTAGTGAGGCTATTTTCAATATACCATCCACCAGGACCTTGAAAGGCGTGTGAATACATCTTTACCCAAGGAAGTTCTTCACCTTCAGGGGCAGGAAGAAACCTGATAACTGCAGATCCTACGCCAGTTTTATCCATTTCTGGACGCCACAAACGTTCATCAGCACCATTAGCGGTAGAACTCATCTTCTCTACTTCTTTAACCAATTTCTGAGTTAGAGAACCAAGTTTAGATTGTTTCTTTAGATTTTCAAATGACATTAGATTACCTCGTATTTGTTAGATTTGGCCTTTGAGACAACTTTATTCTATTTGTGATAGAAAGGGATGTCAAGCCCGTGTGATTATAAAATTATTTATTTAGGGTTTCCATATTCTACAGATCAGAACCTGTCTTATCAATCTGCTGACGCATCAATTCAAGCATTTTTGACATATTACCAAAAATTACATTCATATCCACTCCTGAGGGTAGTCCCATCATTTGTGCAGATTCTGCGATTTTATTCTTCATATATTGTGCTTCTGGATCATCCGATAAACTTAAACGAGTATATAAAACTTGCTGCTTATGTAGAAGTTTATCCAAAATATCTACGTGATCAATTTTATCCTTCTTACTCATATGAGGAAATTTAAAAACATTCTTGTATATTTCTTCCTGCATCTCTGCAATTTCAGACATTTCTGCACGAACAACATCAGATTTAAAGAATTTACTCATGAGTCCTCCAAGATAATTTCCTTCAATATTTTTTTATATCTTAGTATATCTATTTGAAGAAATGGTGTGTATTTTTTAATCTTACGGGTTACAGTTTCCCATACAGGATCTTTAAGTTTCTTATCAAAATTAGTTCCGTACAAGAATATTCTGTTGTAAATTACCATAGTTTCAAGACTAATCTTATCACTCAAAAACATTTTCAATAGAACCGGATGAGATTTAGAGCAATCAAATACTTGCTCAAACTTATATTGAGAAAATAGTTGTTCTGACTCTTCTTTAAACAAATATGAAAGAGATTGGACCTTTCTTTGCCAATCTGTATATCGGCATTCACCCTCTTTAATCATATCACCAATCCACAAAGATTGAGGGTCAGTACAAGAAACAAAATTCGCAACAAAAAATTCTTCTACTTCCTTATCTGTTTTCTGTCTAGATACTTTTTCAAACCAAAAACGGTCCCGTCGTTTATAGAATGAATCTAGTGATGCACGAATTTTTCCACAGTATTTGTGATAGTCGTAATTATCATCTACAAAATGCCGTTTTATAGCAAGATAGGTTGTATAGGCTTGAAAAGGCATCATTTCAAAAAAGTAATATAAGGATTTTTTTCTGGGATTTTTTTTCTCCCCAAAAAGGAATTAAAACACTAATTTGGCACGGGAAGTCTTCTTAAGAAAATTAAGTTCCATTGCTTCATACTTAATCTTCTCTTTCAATGGTTTTGAAATCAGTTTGGGTACTGATTCCACATCAACATTATTCTTCTCGCAGAAGTGAATTATAGCATCAATATAATTCATATCCTCATTGACCTGTACAAGTTCTTCTATTTGTTGTGTGAATTTTGTAGGGCAAAAGAATTTATCTTCTATTGCTTTTTGCAATTCATTCTCCATTCTTTGTCCCAGCGTTGTGATGTACAAATTCTTTAATATAACGAACCAATAACTTAATATAATAGTCTTTGTTTCTTTTGTCAAATACCTTTACTTCTCCTCCAGGAGTGACCATAATAGTGATTAACTTAACTGGAGCAATTTTAGTAAGTTCAAAGTACGCAGCAGCATAGAATGTTTCCTGAACGAAGTAGTTTTCCAACCACTCTTCGGGTTTAATCTTTTCGGATGTCTTAAAGTCTATAACGGCAAGTTCTCCATCATATTCTCCAATACAATCGGCTCTACCTGCGAGTCCTAAGTATTCTGAATAAAGAGTTCTTTCAATTGCATGAATATTATTTATCTTATCAAGATAAGGCTTTGCGTGAAAGAACATAAACTTTGAGAGAGGTTGATAATCGTCCCAGTTTAGTTCCTTATTTTCCAAATAGTCCTGACAGACCTGGTGAAAATCAGTTCCTCGTGCGGTTGCTCTTTTTGTAATCCGATTTGCTTCTTCGAGTCCTATACGTTTTCTCCACTTAACAAAAATCTCACGATTATAGAAAGAAGTCACAGAAGTAATTGATGGTACCCACTGACCATCAGGAAGATGATACAGACGAATACCATTTGTTTCTTTCTTTTCTAGTTCAAGATCACCTAAAAAATTATGATGAATAAATGTCACTATGTTCTCACTCTACCTTTATTATAGCACATAGGTATAGATTCGTCAATTGTTATAAGTTTTTCTTCAGTACCATTATTAATCCAAATTCTTTTTGGACGATTTTTTGCTTTTTGTTTTAATTTTTCAATAGTTTCTGGAGAATGCTTTTTTCCATACATAGGATTGTTTTCTCCATTTACATCGTGGTGATTTTCACTTATTTTTTTTCTAGTTTCTTTACTAGCAACTCTACCAAGATTTAATTGTCGTAATCTTTCAATAGTTTCTGGACTGAGTTTCCTACCAATTAACCAAGGTTTAAATTTTCCTTTAGATGCCTCACTCATCTTTTTTTTGGTTTCATCAGTATGCTTTTTACCATACATACCAACTTTTTTCTCTTTATGAAGTTGTTTAACTCTTTCAGAGCATTCTTTTCGATATTCTTCGGTCGCTTCCCAACCAAAAATTCCATCACCACCATCAGTTATATTATAACCATAAGGAACTTTACTATTATACTCCATAATATAATACTGTTCCAATTCGTATGCTCTTCCAGCAGTATCAACTTCTTCAATCAATTCAATAGAAAACTTATCCTCACCATATTTTTTGATTGCTTCAGTTAGAAGAAATCCCCTTTTGGTATGTTGATAAAATCTTTCAGTAATGGAAAATTTGGTTATTCCGACATACTGTTTTTTATTTTCAAGATTGGTAATTAAGTAAATATTATACATTATCTAACTCATAGAAGGTTATAATTATTTATATAAATCTAAACTTCCACGAGTTAAACATATAATTTACAATCCAAGTGCGTGTTGAGCAATTAGAAACTCCTTAACTAACCCCGAGCGAATCACATCATCAATACCAAATTCAATTATATCAACAGAAGGCATCGTTCTCAAAATTTTCATAAAATCAATTACACCATTTTTTTCATTTGTTTTAATTAAATCTGATTGAGTGGCATCACCACAGAACATAATTTTAGAGTTTTCCCCAACACGAGTTATTATAGAACATAATTCGTGGAAATTTGCGTTCTGGAATTCATCTACAATCACAATTGAATTATCAAGAGTTGTTCCTCTTAAGAATGAGGTGCTCCAGAACTTAATCGTTTCCTGAGACTTAAGATTACCATAGAGCATCTCAAACTCGGCATCAGAAGGCATCTGGAACATATACTTCACCATATTCTTATAAGGAATCTGGTAGATGTCTGATTTGTCCTCATAAGAACCAGGAAGAAATCCAATCTCTCTGGTGGCAACTAAAGAACGAACCAAATAGATTTTCTCATAAGGAGTTCTTTCATCAAGAACTTCACGAAGAGCATTATAAAGAGTAATGAATGTTTTACCGGTTCCTGCACATCCATAGGCAACTACATGTTTACCTTCGGCATATGCATCAAAAAGTTTTCTTTGATTGTCTGTTAAGGGTTCAATATCTAATAGATATTCATTTCCAAGTGCTTTTTTTCTTTTTGGTTGGCGACCTACAAGATCTGTGCCGGTTTGTTGTTCATTTGCTCTTTTTCTTCTTGCCATATTAGTAGTTTAGATTTTTTTGACTTTTGACCCAGGAGCCCTGCTTGATTTTTCAAGTACTTCGTTCCATCCAGGTTTTTTCTTCACAAGTGTATCCATCCATTCACCAAGTTCTACACCAGAAGCACACCCTTCTGACCAATCTCTTTGCCACTCTGGATGATTTTCATACCATTCAGTGATATCATGAACACTCATTTCAATCACCTTTTTTTCACCCGTTTCTTTATTTACAATTGGGAAAGTTGCCATTTGATACTAATAATATACAGAGGTATTTATTCAATAGTAATGGATGGTGCATCCTCACACTCTACACAATCAATACATTCATCAATACCTGGATTTTCTTTAAGAAACTTTTGAAAATCATTTTCACTTAAAATAATTTTGAATATATGTCCAGTCAAATGATCTTTGATGCACCAACTTCTCATTTTGTTTTTTTTATTATAATTATTCTACCACTATTTATAGGATTTAAGGACTTAAACGAGCTCTATGAAGTCTTTTCGCCTCATAATACTTCCATACATTAGGAGACCATTTTTGAAGTTCAGGAGCAATTGCATCACAAAGAGCCTGTATTTCCAACTGAGCATCAAGTTTTGAACGAA